TGGCTGAGTACTGTATAAGTTCCATCTTGAATCTTCTAATAAACCATCATCAACTGATGTTTGACTTTGCACTGAAAGATCACTAATATCAGATGCTTTCAAAAAATTTGAATGTCCGTGTTCCAAGGGCATGTTAACATTGGTGGTTTTTTCCTTAGCATTTAAAAATACATTTTGTATTTGTGAAGGATCAGAACCCATAAATTCCAAATACCAACAGCTATTTGGTGTACCATAACAAACATTAAACGAACCGTTGGTAGATAGAATGTTTGAAACATTTGTCAAAGTGTAACTAAGAGCAGTTACAACTTGAGAACCCATATAACCTATATTTAAATCCAAATCCTTAGCACAGACATGTGCCATAGCAACATCAACGTCTGTGTAAGTGTAATAAATAGAACCGACTTCACAATTCACTTCTGAAGCTCCAGAATCTGAAGTTTTGAATCTATATTGGATTGCAAAATAACCTCCCAATTGACTACCGTTTAATAATTCTATCTCGGAACCATCACCATCAACAATATACCAACCCATAGGGATAGCTTTTGTTTGAGTGAGGTCCACAGCTTGAAAACCCACTACACCATCCGTATCGATGGTGTTGAGATATAACTTCAAAGCAGCTCCTGCGTCAATCCATATCGCTCTAGCATCTGGAGCGTATGTTGTGGTTCCCGCATACTGATTGACACCATGTATTGCTGTACCATTAGTGTTTGTAAAACAAGTGAATTGTAAATATTTAGCATCTGACCAAGTATCAACATCATCAACTTGACCTACTAATGGAAATGTACCACTGGGCTCCTGATCTGGAGAATCCCCAGCTGAAAGCATTGAATATTCGGTGTTTACATCAAAAACACTATAAATCATTGTACATAACAGGTTTCTGAACACGAAAAGTGCACTATAACCATCACTATTAGCGGTTAATGGTAGGACAGTCTTATTTTTAAATGCCCCAGTTGGCGTAGTACCATTCAATCTAGTTGGTGTTTTTACAGCTGCATCCATTGGATCTAAGAAATAAGCAATCAAATTTTTCAATTTTCGCTTTATTGGATCAGCTTCTTTAGCATTTTTTTCCACAACTTGTTTGGTTATCATTTTTTGATTCTCCATTTTTCTTTGCACTTTCTTTTGCACACTCTTTACCGCTGCTTTTGTTGCCTTCTTTCCAGCTCTCGATTTCCTTCGTTTTTGCTGCTTTTTCGGCTTTCTGTCTTTCCCTGACTGATTGTTCAACTTTTTGGATGTATTGACCATTATGATTGGGCATTTAAGTTGAGAGTATTCAATTTCACTACCTATGACGTCTCTAATCTCAACAAATTCCAATTGTAACTCAGAAATAAATGATTTCTGATCCAAACTAGCTATTGCTTCGAATTGATTAACAATAACCCTGGCAATGTTTAAGCTAACTTCCAATCTTTTTGCAACTATTATGACACTCTTATGATAATCCTTACGAATGGAATTGACTAAATTATTTAGTGAATCCTTAAATTCAACGAAAGCGTCAGGGTCTAATAATTTCTTTGTATAATCAATATTCGTTAATTTTCGGAAAAAATGTAACGGATTATATATGTAGTGTCCTTCACCATACCAAGTGTTGCAAAATTCACCAATCTCCTCAGCGGTCTTGACCTTTAATTTATCCTTAAAGACAATATCAAAAAATTTATAATTCAATGTCACAACTTTTTTATAAACATAAAGCATAGAATCATCTCCTTTAAAAATACCTTTATTAATGTCTGAATCTTTGAATAATGAGCTGCAAATAAAGGTCATTAATAATATGTTGCCACTCATTGTGTCAACTGC